ACAAGGAACAAGTATAGCTGATTGGCAAGTGGCTCCTGTGACTCGTACATTAGGCTGTGCAGATGGCTTTTCGGTACAGGAAATAGGAGGTGATCTACTCTTTTTATCACCTGACGGTTTAAGAACTGTAGCTGCAACTGCAAGAATTGGTGACGTAGAATTGGGTTCTGTGTCTAAACCAATACAAAAACGAATACAAGATATTGGATTTGATAACATTACTTCTGTAATTGTAAGAAATAAAAGTCAATATCGTTTGTTTTATCCAAAGACAGGTGGAGCAGCAGGAGATTCAAACGGAATTTTAGCTACACTAAAAAGAACACAGCAAGGCGTAGGATTTGAATTTGCTGACATAAAAGGAATGAAACCTTCCGCTATGGATTCGGGATTTATTAGTAACGTAGAATATATTATAGAAGGTGGATATGACGGTTATGTTCGACGTCAAGAAAGTGGAGACACATTTGATGGAAGTAATGTAGTAGCAGTTTATAGATCACCAGATTTATCTTTAGGAGATACTGGCATTCGTAAACTTATGCAACGTGTTATTTTAAATTATGAAGTAGAGGGAACAGTAGACGCACAGCTTAGAATTAGATATGACTCAGACAGTAAGGATGTGCCTCAACCTACATTTTTTGATATTGACTCTCCCGGTGGTATCGCTATCTATGGCAGTTCTTCTTCTACATATGCCAGTGCTGTTTATGATTCAAGTGGAGCGCCAGTTTTTAGAAGGGCAATTGAAGGATCAGGATTTCTTGTTGCTGTCAGAGTTAACCATGACAGTGCAAATAATCCATTTACCTTACATTCATATCAATTAGAATTTACTGCAGGAGGACGTAGATAATGGGGGCAACCTATACAAGACAGAGTAGCACAGAAATTGTTGACGGTGAAGTCATCAATGCAGCAGATTTTAATAATGAATTTGCTCAATTAGTTTCTGCCTTTGCTGTTTCTACTGGACATACACACGATGGTACTACTGCTGAAGGTGGCCCTGTTACTAAACTTTTGGGTACGGCTATCACAATTGGTGACGGTACAGCAGGAACAGATATTGCAGTAACCTTTGATGGAGAAACTAGTGATGGTCTTCTTACATGGATGGAAGATGAGGATCACTTCAAGTTTAGCGATGATGTAGTTATTGATAGTTCAAAAAAACTCTATGTATTTGACGAAGGTGGAGAATACCTTTCTGGTGATGGAACAGATATTACCGTAACGTCTGGTGCCGACATCAATCTTACAGCTACCTCTGATGTTAACATACCAGCCAATGTAGGAGTTACATTTGGCAATGATGGAGAGAAAATCGAAGGAGATGGTACTGACCTTACTATCTCAGGCAATAATATCAATCTTACTGCCACCGCTGATGTTAATATTCCTAGTGGGGTGGGTGTCACATTTGCTACAACGGAAAAGATTGAGTCAGATGGCACAGACCTATCAATCACAGTTGGAAGTGGAGGAGATGTCAATATTCCAGCGGATATCGGTGTTACTTTCGGAAATGACGGAGAAAAGATTGAGGGCGATGGTACTGATCTTACTATTAGCGGCAATAACATTAATCTTACTGCCACTGCTGATGTTGTTGTTCCTGCCGATGTAGGCATTACGTTTGGTGATGCTGGAGAAAAGATTGAAGGTGATGGTACTGATCTTACTGTCTCTGCTTCTGCCTTATTTAACGTAGATGCCGGTACAGATATTGTTCTGGATGCTGGTGGTGGTGATATCTTCTTTAAAGATGATGGAACTACTTTTGGATCAGCTACAAATACTAGCGGTGATCTTATAATCAAGTCTGGCACTACAACCGCTATGACATTTAGTGGTGCTAATGTTACTTTTGCAGGTACAGTTACTATCGGTAGTGCAGGTATCAGTGAAGCTGAACTAGAAATACTTGATGGTGCTTCTGTAACAACTACAGAGCTTAATATTATTGATGGTGATACTTCTGCTTCTGCAACTACGGTAGCTGATGCTGACAGAGTAGTCTATAATGATAATGGTACTATGAAGCAAGTAGCTGTTACTGATCTTGCTGCATACTTTGACGATGAAATTACTGCAATGCCCAATCTTGTTACTACGGCAGCTACTACGGTTGGCGCTCTAGGTAGCGGTTCTATTGCAACTGGCTTTGGTAATATTGATAATGGTGCATCCAATATTACTTCAGGTGGACTTGTTAAGCTTGATGTAGATGCAGATGCAGATGATCTTACAGGAGATAGTGCTACTGGTAGGCTAACGATTGGTGCAAGTGAAGACCTTAATTTGTATCATGGAGGTACTAATTCTTATATTGTAAATGATACTGGAGACTTGATTTTAGACACGGCAGACGATATAACCTTAGATGCTGCTGGAGGAGATGTCTTCTTTAAATCGGCTGGTACTACTTTTGGATCAGCTACAAATACTAGTGGTAATTTGATTATTAAATCAGGTACTACTACTGCTCTTACCTTCAGTGGTGCCAATGTTACTGCTGCTGGAACAATTGGTTCTGGTGCTATTACATCTACTGGTGTTATAACTGGTACTGGATTTACGATAGGATCAGCAGCTATTCTTGAAGCAGAACTGGAAATTTTGGATGGTGCTAACCTTACTACCACTGAACTTAATCTACTGGACGGGTCTGCAAAATCTACATCTTCAATTACAATAGCGGATTCTGATGCTATTCTTATAATTGATGGAACAACTACAAAGCAAATTCCAGCTTCGGATATTAAAACGTATGTTGATGCTGTATCAAGTGGTGATGCCACTGCTTTAGCTATTGCTTTAGGATAATATAAAAAAGGAAGGAACACATGGCAAATACATTTAAAGTTATAACTAAAGCTGGTGTTACATCAGCAGACGTAATTTATACTGTTGCTGGTAGCACTACTACGGTTATACTGGGGCTTATAATAGGCAATACAACCAGTAGTTCTATCAACGCTACAGTCACTCTTGGAACAGATACCAGTAACAGGTCAGGAGCTAATGATGAGGCCAACCAAGCTGTTGAGCTACTTACTACTACGCCTATTCCGGGTAATAGTACACTGGAACTGTTAGCAGGAAATAAAGTAGTTATGGAAACTACAGATACTTTATCAGTTACAGGCAGTGGTGCTGTTGATGTAGCTCTGTCAGTTATGGAGATAACATAATGCCATATATGGGAAAGCCACCTCCTATTACAGCAAGTGTACTTGAAGATGTAGATCAAGATACGAAGATTCAAGTAGAAGAAAGTGCTGATGAAGATACTATACGATTTGATATAGCAGGGGCTGAAGTAGCTACATTAACCAATAGTTCTCTTGTTCTTAAAGGAACCACACCAACATTAACTATTGGTGATGCAGGTGCAGAAGATGCAAAGATTGTATTCGATGGTAATGCACAAGACTTTCATATTGGTTTAGATGATACTGCTGATGATCTTGTTATTGGATTAGGATCAGCTTTAGGTACTACTACGCATATGTCATTTGATGAAACAGGGGCTATTCTAAAACCTCTACAACCCGCCTTTCACAGTCGCCGTACAGCAGCAAATAACGATTTCTCTGGCGATGGGACGCAGTACACGGTTCCGTTTGACGGGACAGAGACGTTCGATCAGAACGCCGACTTCGATGGAACGACGTTTACGGCACCCGTAGCTGGTGCATATCTGTTCACTTATACTTTATCGATCCAAAATATTGGTTCGTCTCACACGACTGGTCGCGTGGAATTCAAGACCTCAAATCGTGACTATAGACACAATCGAGTTAATCCATACTCCGTTGGTGCAGCGGACAATTGGACTTTACAAGGGTCGATCATTGCGGACATGGATGCCAGCGATACCGCTTACGTCACCGTTTTCGTAGGCGGCGGGGCAAAGACCGTAGATTTCACTGTTGATGCGACCGCTGCGTATACATATTTCGCTGGCTGTCTGCTGGTATAGGAAAGGAACTAAAAATGGCACTAACAATTACAGTAAATATTTCAGATCATCAGGAGAACGTTTTACTCAATGATCTTCTTGACATTGATGATTGGGTTCAAAAAGCAGTTGCTGGGAAACTTAACAAATGTAGCAAAAGAATGTCGGATCAAGCCAGACAAGTATTGATGGCTGACGCAGATGTTGCAACTATGCCAGCCACAGAGCAGGGTTTACAGGAAGCTTTGTTGGCAAGAGATGATTATAAAAATAGAGCAGATAGAGCTAAAGAAGCAGAAGGATAAATAATATGCCATACTTAGGAGCAAAACCAACTGATGTATTTGCAGATAGAGATTTAAATGGACAAGAATTTATTCTTGATGCAGATGCAGATACCAGTATTACAGCAGATACGGATGATCAGATAGACATTCGTATTTCTGGAGCAGATGATTTTCAGTTTACTGCTAATACTTTCACTGCACAGTCTGGCAGTACTATTGCTGCACAAGCACTGACTGCTACCACTGTTGGAGCAGGAAACGGTAGTGCCGGTTCACCATCACTAACTTTTTCCAATGATACAGACTGCGGTTTATATAGGGTCAACGCTAATCAACTTGGACTCACCGTAGCTGGTACGGCCGCAGTTCGTTGGGAGTCTAGTTGCCAAAGAATGGAAACAGACGGTTCGGCTGGAGCACCAGTATATGGTTTTATTAATGATGCAGATACTGGCATGTTCTTGGCTGGTACTGGTATATTAGGTTGGTCTAGTGCCGGTACTGAAGAGATGCGATTGTCGTCTCAACACTTGTTTTTATCTGATACTGCAAATGCCGGTGCAGCCGGTGCAGCAATGACAATAAATCAAGCACATAACGATGATGAAATCTTTGCACTTAAATCCTCTGATGTTGCTCATGGTCTAACAAATTATACTGAAACCGATACCTATGCAGCTTTTCGCAAACATTCTGCAACACTTGGCGGTTTGTTAATTTATGCAATGTCAGAGGCTAGTAATGATAGGGCTATTCAGATTTCCGGTTTTGCGTCGGGTACAAATACAACCAAATCGACCTCTGCCGCTGGAGTGATTGATATTCGAGCATCAAAGACTAGCGGCACTGGAGGTGCTGTGCTTTCTAGTAATTCTAATGCAGTTGTTTTCTATGCGAGTGGAGATGCAAAATTCTTAATTGATCAAGAGGGCGATTATCATTTCGATGGTGCTGATGGAGGTGCCTTTGATGATCATCATGACTCAGAGTTGGTTTCAACATTTAACTCAATTCTAGGTACTAATAGTGACAAACCAGATTGGAATCGTATGAAGCGTATGTCTGATCTTAAACTATTGGGAAGTGTAACTCCAGAAGAATGGGATGAAGGTGTTCGCCCACTCGTAAACGGCTCACAAATGCAAAGATTGCTGGTTGGTACTGCTGCTCAATCATGGGTGCGTGAACAAGTAAGAGATACTATACTTGCAAATCTAATACCCGGATATAAAGAAGCGGTTGCTGCTCTTGCAGACGGGAAAAATGTTGGAGCAATGCCTGAAGTATTACAGGGATAATTATTACATAGAAACGGAGATTTAAATATGGCATTACAAGTAAACATTCCTCTACAGGGCGGTATCACTCATAACAACGGATATGTTCGTGTGACGAATGCTCGTGTCTGTAGAAAAGATAATGAAGATAGTTGGTTTCTTATGGTAGACGTATCTGCATACAAAGATGCAGATGAACGTGCAAAAGAACATCCTGTAACTATTCCTTGTCCTTCCATAGACAAGTTTAAGTATGCCTATGCTGTGGGTGACGAGAGCGATAGTAATCTTATTGCACTGGCCTATACTAAACTCAAGACTGAAGATGTATTTGACGGGGCGTCAGACGTTTAATGTATAAAGGCTACGGGTATGTCTGTACCGCAATTTGTAAAATTATTTGAAACAGTAGGCATACCCGTACTCACAGCACTGGCGGCGGGTTATGCTTTATGGTGGCTTATAAGGTGGATTACTGGAAGTTTTAAACAGGAACTTAATGAAGAACATCAGGATATTATTAAATCTATTGATCATCTAAAAGAAGAACTTGACGAAGAGACTCGTGATACAAGAGAGCAACTGGGAAAAAAACTAGACGAAGTGCGGATTATGGTAATTCGTTTAATTGATAGAGTTAGAGTTCTTGAGATTAATTTTATTGAGCATGATGAAACAGTAAGAGCAGCATACGGTCTTTCTCGTGCTAACAGAAAAAAACCCCGTCATGAAGTTGTTGAAGAATTAAACGAACAAATAAAAGACGCGGGTAAAACTAACGGAGATTAATGCACTATGGAAATTGATTCAATGTTTTTATGGAATGCTGTACTAACTATAGTTATTGCTCCTGCAGTACTAATTTTTAGAGCATTGCTTGCAGAGGTAAAACGGTTAGATATTTTACTGGCTAAAACACGAGAAGAGTACGCTACTAGAGTTGAACTTGGGGGAATAGTTGATAGAGTATTAGAAGCTTTGCATAGGCTAGAAGATAAGCTGGACCGTGCGCTTAATCAGAGAAAGATTGACGAATGACAAAAAGAGCACTTGTAATTAAGCCACCAGCAATGCAGCGTATAGCAGAACAGGTTGGGTTTAAAGGAAATATAAAAGACCCAGAAGAGTTGGGTAAATTTTTATCGGACAATCCTGATGCTGGCAAATTAATGGATCAGTACAAGCAGCAAGCAAGGCATATGGTTGCTGCTGCAGGTGGCATGATTCCTGTTCGTAAGTATCAAGTTGGTGGTGTCGTTCCTGTTACCACTCCGCAAGCCACACCTGTTGGTACGGGTACTTTCACCAATGAAGAAAATATTACAGACGAATCTATACGTAGGCAACTACGACCTTCCATTCCTGTAGGTTCCGCCATTACTCCGGTAGCGTCACAGCTTACACAGGAACAACTTCTTCCAACAACTACTGGACAAGTAGTTGGTGACGTAGGAGCGCAAGCAGCAATTAGTGGTACTACACTAGCAGGGGCAGCGCCAGTATCCCCTGCTGCACAGTTAGTTACACAGGAAGCGGCTCCTCAAGTAGCTACAACGGTAGCTGAATTACAGGCTGCACAAGTACAAACTCCTGCACAGATTGCGGCAGCACAGCAAGATTCCAGTGCGGTATCTGGATTGCAAGCAGCGCAAGGTGCAGCATCTGTACTTGTCAACCCTGTACAACGGCAAATTCAAGCGGGTGAACTTGTAAGTGAAGCTGCAAATGCACAAACAGCAGCTACCTTTTCTGAACAAATTGAGGCAGCTACTGCACAGCCCAGTACACAAGCTACTGTGCAGGGACAGTTTGAACAACTCTTCACTACATTTGATGCAGCTAATCCACCTCCGTGGGCGAGTGGTGCAGTCCGTGCTGCCACACAGCGCATGGCACAGAGGGGTTTGGGTGCTTCCAGTCTTGCTGGACAGGCAATTGTTCAAGCTACTCTAGAGGCTGCGCTGCCCATTGCACAGGCAGATGCCTCAATCATTACTCAGTTTGAGTTAAACAATCTGAGTAACAGACAACAGCGTTCTATGCTGGCTGCACAACAAAGAGCGGCATTTATAGGACAGGAGTTTGATCAACGATTTCAAAGTCGTGTGCAAAACTCTGCACGTATAGGTGATATTGCTAATCAAAACTTTACGGCGGAACAACAGATTGCATTAGAAAACTCTCGTAATGTACAGACTGTAAATCTAGCTAATCTAAGTAATCGTCAGGCTGTAACTCTTGCTGAAGCATCTGCACTCGCTAATTTGGATCAAGCTAATCTAAATAATCGTCAACAAACTGCTGTTCAAAATGCACAGAACTTTTTGCAGACAGATTTAGCTAACGCATCCAATCGTCAGCAGACATCTCTGTTTCAAACACAGCAAAGAGTACAGTCTTTATTTACAGATCAAGCAGCAGAGAATGCAGCAAGGCAGTTTAACGCTACCAGCCAAAATCAAACGGATCAGTTCTTTGCACAACTACAAACACAGACGGCACAATTTAACACTGCACAGTCAAATGCTCAAGCGCAGTTTAATGCTGGACAAATTAATGTAGTCAATAGATTTAATCAAGAATTGAATAATCAGCGTGATCAATTTAATGCAAAAAATAGATTGGTAATTGATCAAAGTAATGCTACGTGGCGTAGACAAATTTCCACTGCTGCCACTGCACAGACAAATCGTGCAAACGAATTAAATGCCAAAGCTATACTAGATATATCTAACTCTGCGTATAACAATCTCTGGCAACACTACTCCGATATTATTGAGTTTGCTGTTGACAGTGCAGAAAATGAACTGGATCGAACTGCACAATTAGCAATAGCTGAACTGGAAGCAGAAACAAGAACAGAAATCGCTGACGCAAATGCTACATCTTCTGCTGGTCGTGCCGTAGGTGGTTTGATTGGAACATTAGGTACTGCTTTAATATCAGGTGGTTTTTTTGGCACGCCATAAAATAAGGAAAAGTAAATATGGAAACTAACCCCGCTGCTCGCTTGTATCAACAAATGGTTAATCGTATTTCTAATGTCAAGGAAGAACCTGTCGATCTACGTACTGGTGGGTTTTTAAAGCGACCTATTGAAAATTCATCTATAGATGCCAATGATGTTGCCGGAAGAGCAACACATTATTTCTCTCAAATACACAATGAGCGCAAGAAATTTAATGAGGATAAAAATGCCTGAATTTCAAATGGAAGAAGAACCTAATCTGAGTGGCCCAATTCCCGGTCAAAGTTTAACAGCAGAGGTGGGATCACAAGATTGGAAAAATCCTCCTCAACAAGACACTATTGAGCAAGCGTTGCAATTTTATATTCCTCGTATGACTTCCGATGAATTTCATTCGGGTCTTGTGAATGTATTAAGAATGGGTGTTCCCGTAACTACTTTGGCAAACACTATGATGCTTGATGGCGTTATGCGTGGAAGGCACACCGTAGATGTTGGAATATTAATTTTACCTATACTCATGGAAACTATTGCATATCTTGGAGACATGGCAGAAGTTGATTATGTAATGGGAACTGAGATGGATGATACTCCTCAACAGAATATGCTTGTCGAAACAGCTAAAGATATGGTTAAAAAAGAGCTTCAACAAAATTCAGATATGCCTATTGAAATGGAAGAGGGTATGGAAGAAGACATGATGATGGAAGAAGAGAGTATGCCAGAACCAGCGCAAACAGGTTTAATGGGAAGGGTAGAATAAAATGGCAGGATGGGTTACAGGCTTTGCACAGGGACTTAGTGAATCCGTACAGGCTGCTATTGAAAAAGAGCAGAAGACTATGGATGATCTATTTAAAACTCAATTTTCGGTTCGTCTTAATCGACGCATGGATGACCTTTCAAAAGACAGAGACAATCTAGCAGAGGCGTCAAAACAACTTCAGGCATATGCCGCATACACAGGTGGCGATTTATATAAAGCAGGAAGGCTTTATCAAACTGCTGGAGGAGATCACGAGGAATTTACAAAACAGCTAGCAGCATTAAGAAAGGAAAATACTGATCCATATTCAGTATTTAAATTTGCAGAGGATAACGGATTAGACTACATACCAACAATGGATCAAGTAGCACGTGCAGTTACTACTGCTCCTACCGCTTTGCCTTTTGTTGAGGATATGCCAGCTTACGGTGGCATAATGAGTAAGATAACAGAGATGTTTGGAAAAGATGCTGACGCTTCTCCTTATGCTACGAGACAAACACAGAGAATGCAGCAACGGCTACAGGCTATAGCTCCCATGCCTACTGCATCTACGTTGACACTTACTCCATTAGAAATGGCAATTGATCCAACGACAGGTAAACCACGACATATGCTAACTAAGGGGGAGGTAACGGCACAGCGTACAGCAGAAGCACGAATGAAATCTGAAGAGGCAGCGGCTACCTTTGCTCAAAATACACTATTTAATAGGGAACGGGCAGAAGAGATACGGGCTGGCACAGCAGAAATTGAATTTGAAATAGCAAAGGCCACAAAAGACGCTAGAATAAATCACTTTAATAACAAAGATAAGTTAATGCAGCACCAAGAGGCGTCTGCAAAGCTTAACTTAAATTTACTGGAGAAATTTGGCGAACAGGAATACCAAGCAAAAGTAGATACATTGCTTGCAACATTAGAGGAGAAAAAAAATCCGCGAGATTTTGAACAAGCATATATGGGTATTTTTCACGAGAGAATGAAAATAGAGAGGACGCTTAATTCAGATGACCCTAATATTCCCATATGGAAAAGGCAGGAGCTTGCTAGCAAATCTCGCATTTTAATGACGAAAGAAAATCAAATTCTTGCAGCACAGGCTCAATTTGATCCTGCTACTGCAACTGATCCGTATAAACATTTTGCCGGTATAAATAATAGCTTTCATAAAACTGTAATGCATCATATTGGTCTATCTACTTTGGCTGGTAGTAAAGATATAATCTATATGCCTAGTGGAGATGGACAAACTATGATACCCACATTTAGAGGTGAGGAAGGCG